TATTACACAAGCTTCGTATGATATATACGAATTAACTTTTCTTAAAAGATCATTTGTGTATGATTCTCGTTTTAAAAAGATAGTTCCACCTTTGTCTTTAGACACTATCACTACAAGTCTATCTTTCTATGATAAAAATAAAGATATGCATTCTATACTTAAGGATAAATTAGATGCTTTTCAACGTGAAGCTTATTTACATTTGAATTATGAAGCGTTACTTAATCATCTCAAAGATGGGATGGTAGCCAGAGAAGTAGAACATGACTTTAGACCTGACACAGTTCTATTTGATATGGTCGTGCATAATGATCCAGAATATATAACATCATATTCTGGTAAATATGCATATTAATTAAATATATATATATAGGTGTGTGAAGATGATCTTGTTTAAAATAATGAATGGCAACTATTCATTTACATTGCATCTTCACACATAAAATTAGTTGCGTAGAATAGATGGAAACTTATACCATTTCGTCTAACAATTCTCAGGTATAACAGATTTAATAGAAACAAACGCCAGCTCCTACGAGTCTGGTACTCATTTGAGAAAACTCGTAGACATACCACCAATTTATGATCAAATTCCAAATTTTTCTAGTGTACAACCAGAAATGAAAATGGATTTTTCACGTATGATTGGAAAACCATTTCATTTAACAACCTTTTCTTGGTCTAATCAATCAGCAGGTACAGATTTTGCAAATTTGGGATTTCCATCATCGGTCATTAATTTAAATAAATTAGCTAGTGCTCCTTTCGACCTAGCCTCTCTATACCATGCTAAAGCATGTTTTATAATTCAAGTAGCAGGAACACCAATGCATTCAGGAGCCCTTATTGCTTCTATAACACCTTGCGATATGTTAGTGTCCAATCTTAATATACCATATACTATACATACAATACAAAGTGCTCCTCATGCTTATTTGTTGGCAAATTCATCCTCAGCTATTTGCTTAGAAATACCATGGTATTCCACTACAAAATTGAGA